GACTACACCGCCACTTCCCGGTGTAGAAGATTAGTCTTTGTCTCGAACGCAAGAGTTTATGCTACCTTGAGTCTACTGCCGTGTCACTGAAGCCGCCTTCAGCTAAGACTTTCAGGGACTCATCACGCCGTCTATCCCGAAACCGAGTGGTAATAGTTGGACTCGAACCAACGATAGGCGGCGTATGAAGCCGCTGCATTAGCCACTATGCTATATTACCATATAGAAACACATTCGGCTAAATTTACTTTCGTACCGGATGCCTTAATGAATGTGTTTTTATATGGTAGGACTTTTACGATATGATGTAAATATCATAAATAAGTGTATGCCAAACTATACATCTTATCCTTGTTCTTGTATTATATGCAAAGAACCAAAAACTTCAAAGGGTATTTTTACCCATTACATTATTTCTCATACCGAAGAAGGAAAAAGAAATAATACTAAAAAACTTAAAGAGGCCAGTTCTTTAGGAACCAAGGCATTTAAAGAAAAAGTAAACAAAATCAAATTAGATTATTTAGATAATCCAGTTAAATGTCAACATTGTAAAAAATCCTTATCGTACAAACAACGACATAATAAATTCTGTTCAACTTCATGTTCGGCATCATTTTATAATGCCGACAAAATTGGCACTGCTCTTGATCCTGAAATAAAACAAAAAATATCGATTGGAGTCAAAAAAGCCAATTCGCTGATACCTTCAAGAAAAATTCAATATTCAAAGATATCATTTTGTTGTGTATGCAATACTGTTATTCAAAATAAAGTTGTTAAAACTTGTTCTCCAGAATGCAAATCTACATTACTGTCAAAAAATATAATAGAACGAATCAAACAAAATAAAAGAAGTAATTATCGTAGAGATAAAAGATCATATCTTGAGGAATCATTTGAGTCTTGGCTACTAGATAATAACATTTCTCTAAAATATGAAACTGAATATACTATCAAAAATCATATTACACAGAAATGGTATTTCGTAGACTTTTATTTTCCTGAAATAAATCTCATAGTTGAACTTGACGGGAAGCAACACGAAAAACCAAAACACAAAGAGGCAGATAAAATACGAGATGAATATATTACGACTTATCTAAATATAAATGTTTTTAGAATTTCTTATGAAGAATATCAAACAGGTTCTAAAATATCCGAACTATCAAAATTATTGGTGAGACAGGTGGGAATCGAACCCACACGGAGAAATTTCTCGCCAGATTAAAAGTCTGGAGCCGCAACCTATTCGGCGTCTGTCCCATATATTTGGTCCCTCCGCACAGATTCGAACTGTGACTTGTCGGATTAAGAGTCCGCTATGCTACCATAACATCTCGAAGGGTTGGTGTATTAAAAGTTTCTTTAATGTCTTAATACTATATTAAAGAGTTCTTTAATGTGCCAACCCTAGACCAATACGGGATCTAGAGCGACACTACTGTTTAGCTGACGCTTTCATATTCTTCTCCAATTAATTCTCGATCTTCATCGTCTAAAAATGTGTTAAGTTTTGTCTTAACAATTCGGTAACTGTCATAAATGCAACTACCTTCAAATTCCCAATTATACTTTTCTTCAGCATACTTGGCTCGTGCTTTAGTATCAAACACTCCCAGCAATTCAGGCTCACCAGGAGAATGGTCGTAAGTGATTCCATACAACAGGTACAACTTCATAAACTTCCTTTCAAACAACTAACACAAACTTTGGCAGGGGATGAAAGAATCGAACTTTCAATGATGGAATCAAAATCCACTGTTATACCATTTAACTAATCCCCAACTGACTTTGGCGGAGAGACTGGGAATCGAACCCAGTGACCATATTTCTATGGTCTACGGATTAGCAATCCGCTGCATTACCATCCTGCCCCCTCTCCGGGTAATTTGGTGGACCGTAAGGGAATTGAACCCTTCCAAGACTGCTTGCAAAGCAGTTGATAACCCCAGCTATCTCACAGCCCATTAAGCTATACCATCGTTGACATTTAAAACGATTTGACTTATTGTTGTATTACCATTTAGTACCAAACTGATCGTAAACACATCGTTGTAAAAATACGGATCTGGGTTGTTTGATACTTGTAACGATAAATTATTTTTTAAAAATTCAATTAATTGCTCTTCGGTCATAGCATACTCCTTTGTATACTATATTTAACTTGTTTGGGGAGTCGTACGAGAATCGAACTCGTGATAGCGGAATCACAACCCGCGGTTTTACCACTAAACTAACAACTCCATTGGTGCCGCTACATGGAATCGAACCACGATCACCGCGTTCGTAGCACGGCATATTATCCATTATACTATAGCGACTATTGAAAAGTGCTTGAGTGCCAATTTATGCGTCGGATCGTTTCCGGCAACAGCGTACGGCGGGTTGTGTCAGGACCTGTTCCACGCCAGTTAGGCCCGCATAGTCAGCACGTCTGCCAACGATACCCCATGTTCATCTCAAACACTTATCAATAACAACTACAAATGGTGGGGACTAAAGGAATCGAACCTAACTGCCAGCCACCACACATATTATGGCAAGAGATTTACAGTCTCCCGTGTGGATTAGCCCCCCATTGTTTGGTACACCGTAGGGGATTCGAACCCCTGTGAATGCCGTGAAAGGGCACTATCCTTGTCCACTAGATGAACGGTGCATAACTAGATTGGACTTACAATGCACTATCTTGGTGACTGTGCAAATGCCACAAAACTTTGGTGCTCCTAAGGGAATCTAACCCTTACACAAGGTACTTTCTGTACTCCCCAATTCTATAAGTAGCGAACTTATCATGGATCCAAGTAGCGAACTTGGCGTGGAAACATCGGAACATAAACTTTGGCGGTCCCAAGGGGATTCGAACCCCTGTTGACGGCGTGACAAGCCGCTGTAATCACCAGGCTATACTATGGGACCAAAATTGTTAGTAGTTGGAGAGTACCACTCACTTCTCTCTTTATTCCCAGTGGATTTGAACCGGTGTCTCAACTACTTTAAAAAACACTTGAGGAACTTCAGTCTACATACTAGGGATCCGTCTTCCCGTTCTGTGCTTTCGTCATTACTGCTAGGGACTGTGCCGTTGCTCGGAGCCTTCGTGTAGTACGACTGCAGTCTCCCGTCGGAGATACGCTTCTGCTGGGTCATACTACCTAGCACGCCTAGGTAACCTCAAATGTGTTTTAAAGTAGTGCTTCTTGCGAAGCAAAACTAGCACTACTTAATTAATTTTTTAATGAACATAGTAACTAACTCTATCATTTGTTACTGTTAATTTCTTAACATATATGTATTGTAACTGCTTTATCATTTCTTTGCAAATTTGATGTTGCATTTACACTACACACTTGCTAATCAATTAAACTTAGTTAATTTCTTAACATGTATCTATTATAACTTAGACATCATTTCTTTGCAAATTTGATGTTGTTGTTATACAACACTTGTTAATCGCTTAACTTCAGTTAATTTCTTAACTTGTTTCTATTATAACTTAGATATCATTTCTGAACAACTCGGATGTTGCACAAATACAACATTGGCGGAAGGCTAGAGAGTCGAACTCTAAAGGCGTTATTAACGCTCGACGGTTTTCAAGACCGGTTCCATCGCCATTTGGATTGGCCTTCCCAATAGGTAATACAACACCACAGTTGGAACACTTATCTTGCGAACTGCCCCGGCATAGTTTATCAATCTATCGGCTTCTTTCGTCTGGGTGTTGTATTCTAAAACACATCGGTTATCACGGGATCCGTGTCTGCCTCGGCGGGCTCTCAGTGCCCCCAGGAATATTCATCCGATGTGTTTTAGAATACCCTCTTGGTAGAGGATATGATAGGGTTATACCCTAGCCTGCAATTTTTCTCCTTGTGGGATTCATCCTGCAGTCCGCCCGTTTGAGATTTTAATGATCTCAGGACCTCGTTTCCTGTAACATTTTGCTAAATTATAAACGCTTTGCTTGTTCAGCAAGGGCTCGGGCTGTGGCCTCGGCACGTTTTAACTTGGCTTCTAACAAAGCCAACCTTTGTTCTGGTGTAAGAACAGAAGGTAATTGCTCGGTTAACTTCTTTTTCTCTGTTCCCATTTTCTTTCCTCATTAAAAAACCCTGGGTGTTTAGTCCAGGGTTTAAGTTAAAATATGATTTGATATTATACGTTAACTTAAACCCTCTCCTGGTTCACGATCACTTGTAATTGACGCAGGCATTGCATTAAACTGTGACCAATAGGTGGTTAGACCCAAATTGGCTATTAGCGTTAATTGCGAATGTTTAATAGTGTTTTGCATCATATTCGTATTGTAAGTTTATTTAGTCCTGTTGTCAATAGCATTTGGATAAACTGTTGTTTTTTACGCAACAATTTATCCACTTGCTCTTAGTTGTTCAATACCTTTGCGGCACTGTTGATAACTGAGGCAATACGTCCAATGTCACGAAGTTGTTCTACTGTGTAGCCTTCCTTCTTGAGTGTTTCGTAGTGTGCCTTAACGCAGAACTCGCATTTGCCAACAATGCTTGCAGCCAAACTAAATGCTTCAAAATTGCTTTTAGTTGTACCACCATGGCTAGCAATGGCATTCATGCGTAAGCCTGCTGGCAAGCCGGCAAGTGCAGGATCATCGGCCATTTCAACGTAGGGATACCAACTGTTTGTCATTGCCATTAAACTTGCCGCTGTAAGTGCGGCATCACGAACAACAGTTTGTTCGTCTGTAAAATTACTGCTAACAAATGTAACTAATTTACCATTACCTGTAGCAAACGCCGCGGCTAACGCACACGCATTAGCAACTTCATCTGTTAAGGTACTTCTTTTAATAACTGAATCCAGATTTAATTTTATTTCTTTGGCATAATCTGGTAATGCTTCTTTAATTTGATCTACCCAACTCATTTTATTATTCCTTATAAAGTTTTTCTATTGTTCCTCTTGACAAACCTGTTTTCTGTCTTGCTTCGGTGGCACTTCTGTAAGTGACTCCGTCTATTACTACCGTTTTCGCGTTTGCTGGAATCTTACAAAACATAGGATTTTTACTTCCTTGTTTTGATTTTGCCATTAATTTTTTAGTTTCATCCGTAAGTTTATTTCCATAAGCCGGATGATCTATTCCAAATTTTCCATACATAGGGTTACCAGATCCGCTTAATGCTTCACTAACCTTTTTCTTATGATATTCGGCCAGTCCGTAGTAAAATCCCTCAGGCAAAATATCATCCTTAGGTTGATATGATACACTACCGTTAGTGATCCATCTCTTGCCTTTATTCCCTTCGCCGTGTTTCTTTATAGTAGCCGGTGAGAATCCATAATAAAATCCATCTGGCATTGGTTCATCTTTAAATAAAGTTTTGTCTAATATTCCGTTAGTAATAGGACTTTTTCCAGTATGCAGTTGACTTACTCTTTCTGCTAAAAGTTTTCTAGTAGAATCATAAATCTTACTGCCTCTTTTTCCAGACATCAATACTAACGCAAACGCCATCTTACCTCTAGATTCACCGTCGGTCATTCTTACTAAAAGTTTATGACAGATGAAATGTTCTCTAGCAGTTAAGTCAACTAGATTGTCAGAAGAATTATCCCCGCCCATTGAACGAGGAATAATGTGGTGTATTTCTTTGTATTGATCTTTTGGTAATACTCTTGATCTTGCGTTTTCTATTATAGAAAAGTAGATACGAGTGTATCTGTTGGTGATAAATATCATTGCTGATTGCTCCTTTATAGCATTAGAGTAGTTGGGGATTCCTGTCCCGCGAACTACACTATTATTTATCACCAACCTTTCCATTTACTTGCCTAGTGTTTCCTGGCCCACTTGTCTATTACACTGACACAGCTCCTCGGTCTGTATCGAGTCTAAGATTCGAAGTGTTTCTTCTGGATTTCTACCGACATTTAAGTTATTAACTGTGACATGTTGGATAACATTATCTGGATCGATAATAAAGGTAGCACGAAGAGCTGCTCCGGCCGGGTTGAAAAACACTCCTAATTGATTAACTAGACTCAACTCACCTCTTTGTGTGTCTGCGAATTGATTATGAGTGATTAATTTTAGTTCAGGGTGGCTACTTTGCCAAGCCGTTTTACAGAACTCATTATCCGTCGATCCTGTTAGTAATACAGCATCACGATCAATAAAATCTTGATTTAATTTGTCATACGCTACAATTTCTGTGGGGCAAACAAAAGTTTGGTCTTTGGGGTAAAATACGATGATCTTCCACTTACCTTCAAATGTGTTCTCGTCAATGGTGAAGAAAGCATCTTCTGGTTGTCCAGGACGGACTCCGGTTACTGCAAAGTGTGTTAATTTATCGCCGATTGTTTTCATATTTTTCTCCTTTAAATATGTTGTTTGAAAACTTATTAGTGTTTTCACTAATGTCTTATTGTAATAGTATTTAACAATTAAGTCAAGCAAAATAATAGGTTTTTACCAAATATATTTTTATGGGACTAATAGGAGAAATTTATTGTTGCGAGGTAGTTGTTGTGGTAGGTGCCGCATTTGCAACCGGCTCTATTTCGACATATCTTGGTGGCGGAATGTCTTCAAATCTTATCCATTTAACCGGTCTCCAATATTTTGCCAATAAATTATTGATTACCAGTACTGCGATTGATATCACAATGAATCCCAAACCGGTTAAAATACTGCCCGCTAAGAATACACTTGCTTGATCCATGTCCATGTTGTTTGTCCTTGAAAAGTTGTTACAGTCAAGTATACACTCAACGTATAACTAGGTCAAGTTTTTAGGTTTTGAAAGCCAATCTCGAAGTTGGCATTTTGTTACTTTGATAGTCACTGGCACTGAATTTGATTTTGGTATTAAACACTGGGGGCCATTTGACATCAAATCGGCTCCAACCCACACCACCTTGACCGTCATTGTGTGTGAATTGGTTTACCTGAATCAGATTAGCACGGCTCAACACAAACTTAAAAAACTCTGTGCTTAGTTCAACATCTTGGTTCAAATAGCCCACTACCAAACGTGCCATTGATCCTAGCAAGTGAAAGCAAACACCATAGTCGGGAGCATCGGTCTTTGCAGCCATTACTTTTGGATCGTTAAGGTATTTTATCAATCTAGGCGTCAATCCCTTTGTACCACGAGTAACGCGGTTTTCTGCGTAACCGATAATTATTTGTTCTTCTTTGGCATCAATGAATTTTAGATTCTTGGCTGCAGCTACAACGCCTTTCCAAGCCGGACTCACTGCTACCAAATCTCTAATAATATTGACGAATTTGGCATATTTGCCATTTAGCAGTGCTTGATCTTTAGCACTGTTAAAACGCTCGGGATACTTGTCTATAACTTCAATAATGCTTGCTAAACTAGCAGCACCGCCTTTGCCTTCGGCTTTGTTGCTTACACGTAAGGTTTCGCCATTGCCCCAGACCAAAATGCTGTCAAACAATGCTTCGTTTTGTGCTTCGGGATAGTTTACTGATGCGATGCCTTTCCAAGTAACTCCCATGTCTTTTAATAAGTCCGATTGCACTTTGTTATAATCGCCGCCGACATTTTTGCCTGATGCCAGTGCCAATGGACTGGCCACTTCGCCAAAATCAACACGAATATCGCGTTCGTACGGGGCCAGACCCGGAACCATGGCATTGCTGCCTAGCAGTGCATTGGTTAACAATTGTTTGAATAAATCTACTTTGTTTGATTCAAATGCATCACGTTTGATCTTTTTAAATGCAACTTCCTTGCTCAACATACCGGCCGATTGTTCGGGCACTTGTGCCAAGGGAATACGAGTATTTGTTGGTACTGAAAAACGCGGCTTCAACTCCACACGTTCGATCACTTGTTCGGTCTTGTCTGCACCCTTGCCGCTCATGCGAGTCTCTTCCCACTTGATGCCGGTGGCAGTGGCAAAGTCGGTGGGACTCCAGTGTATGCCAATCGCATCCGGTTTGCGTTTTGCTTCGTATCTAAAAAAACTGTGCAACTGTTTGTGTTCGTCTTGCATTACCACCAAAATACCTGCACCCAACTTGTTGGGATCTTGCGGTATAGGGTTGGTAAACTGTATGGTCTTGGTATCTATTCGTAATTTTTTGGCAGTGTCTTTTAACAGTTGACCCAGATCGCTAACTGGAATATTGGGCTTGCTTGCGTCGGGAAATACTGTTACATTGGCAATGGTATAACGATTCTTTTGGTTATCGACAAAGTTGATGGCTTGACCTTTTTGTGTTTCGAGGTAGCGTTTGGCCATGCCGCCCTGTGCTTCGTCCAATTGTATGTGTTCTAGTATTTCTGAAAATCGCATAATATTATATTTAGTCTTTAATTTGATACAAGTTCTTGTCAAACCACGTGACAATCACATCCTCTAGGCGAGCATATCCATACTTGTTTACACTATTTATTACACTATCGTTAATAAGTCTTCGCTCGGCCAGTTCGTACCAGCTGACATGACTTTCCAGTGGATCTGCGGCTGCATACACGCCGGCATATAACCACGGTGTGTTGGGTTTTCTATAAAAATACGCATCTCTTGCATCAAAGCCCGATACTGCCAACATATACATCAAGTTTAATACATTGTAACTGTAGTATTGATGACTGTGATTGGATACTATCAATCTATTGTTATACATATAGGTTGTTTGCGGTACGCTCATTATCAACATGCCGTTTAGACTCATACTTTCTCGCCAAGTACGCAAACACTTGAATGGATCTCGGGCATATTGAAAAACATCATGTGCCCAAATCAAATCCACGTCTCTGGGAATGATTCTTTCCTCAAAATTGCCCTGTAGTACTTTTATGTTTTCAAGTGCCAATATGTCGGGCTCAATTTTGCCGACATCTTGATCCACTGCATACACCAAATAGTTACGTGGCTCGGGCGGATCATCTCTTGTTGTCAGCGTGGCCCACCAACTGCTATCCATTGCCCCGCCGCATCCCATGTCGGCAATAACGCTCAAGCTATCTAAAAAACTATCATAGCCATAGATTGTGTTCAATACTTCTAAACTATGCTGGTGACTGTCGTATGCATTTTTAAATAGTGCCATCTGTCAATATATCCAATACTACTGTTTCTTTAAATTTTTTAAGTCTAGGCTCTAATTGATGGCAGGCTTCGGCTATGTCGTTTGGCTCGCCCCAGGCACGTTGTGTGGCCAAATGTTGTGCCCAAGTTGCACAACTTTCTTTGGCTATCTCAACATCTAGTGCATTGTGATAGGGCCGTGCACGACAACAGGCATCGTATTCGGCCAGCAATTCTTCTGCACGTTGCCGCCAATCCATCATACTACCACATCCTCCATTCCGGCAGTTCGCAAACGAACCACGTGACCCAGCATAAAGTTTTTACTTTCTATGCCCTTCATGACTCCCAGCCATTTGTTTCTCAGCAAGGCCACTTCGTTGATAATGGTTTCAAAGTCAATCACTTCGTCTTCGCCATCCACATACTTTTCGGCATCTCTGCTGGTCAATGCCCGAGCGTATGCTTCCAAATACTTTTGAAAATGTCGGCGTCGAATTTTTCTTAACTGTATGTTCAAGTATTCAAGCACTGCTTCGATTTCTTGTAGCTGATTGAACCTGTGTTCGGTTACGCCTGGCAAATTACTTAATGCTCGTTCAACATTGCCTTGTATCTTGATCTCTCCTTTGGCCTCGATCAGCTCGTGATCGTAGTAATCAATGAAGGCAGGGATTTGGCCAAGATCAGCAACTACCCGATTGTACCACATTATTCGTCTTCGTCGTTGTAGTTGTCGTCTTCTTCCATTACATATTCTTTGAGTGCCTTCTTTAGATTACTGTCAGTGCCACCAAACTCTTGCAAGTCAATGTCGTTTAACATATCTACCAGTACACTCATTAAATTGTCTGCGGCCTCTTGGCGATCCTTGACTGGAATATACTGTTTTAAAATAGTATATGTCTCGCCTAGTACATCTACTTCAATACTCATTCTGCAACTTCCTCTTCTGGTTGTTCAATTATGGTAGTTTTATCAAGTTTGTGTGGATTAGCTGTAACATCGGCCATTACTCGATCCAAACATCCATCATCATTTCTTTCCCATGCTTTACGGAACTTCTTGATAATTTCTCCATCACTAGTAGTATATACTAAACTGTTGCCTTCTTTCTTTAAAAGATCTTTACCTTCAATTAAGTCGGTTAGTCCCGAGTAGGGATTCATACCAGTTTCGTATGGGATTTTTACCTGTACACTTTCAAACGGTTTAGCATAACGTGTTTTCATGATCTTACAAGCAGCTCTGATGCCGTTAACTTCTGAAACTTTGTTGCCGTCTTCGTCTTCTTTTAATTTCAGTTTACGCATTGCAACTACAATTGAGCTTGCATAGATAAAACCCTGTCCGCCCGAGATCTTGTCATCGGGGTCGAACATGTCCTGACTGGCGTAAGTATGTGCAGTACACACCAACCCCAAGTTCAAGTTACCAAACATGTTGACACAATTACGTACCAATGCCGCCAATGCTTTGGGTTTACGGCCCATATCGCCTTTCATATCGCCAGCTTCAAACTGGTTAACATCTGTAGGAGTCAATAACATACCCAAACTGTCCACAATGAACAATACTTTTGGACGCTCTAGTTCGGGTAATGTTTTGTATTCTTTTACAAACTCTGAAATCATTTTGGCCACGTCATCAATCATGGCCATGTTTAGCTTCAACAGTTTGTCTTCGCTGGTGTCTACATTTAATGCGTGTAGCCATTTTTCATCTAGTGCATTTTCGGTATCTATTAGGATAACATAAATGCCTTGTTTTTGTGCATTTGCTACCAAGTTACCTGAACAGATAAAACTCTTGCCTGCACCTGATTCTCCGGCAAATACAGTGACCTTGCCCATGGGCACTCCGTTGTTAAACTGTCCACTAATTAGATAGTTTAGTGCATAGTTATTGGTACTAATCCAGTCTGTGGGATCGTTAAATCCTACACTGATTCCGTCGATGCTTTTTGTAATTGATTTTCTAAATTTGCTTACGTCAAATGGTTTTGTTGCCATAATGTTTTTCCTATAAATTTTATGTAGTGTACTGTCTTTTTTGAGTTTCGTCTACCTTAAAGGTGTAACTCAATGTATGCTTGGTAAAAATTTTTGATTAGGTCTCGATCAAAATCATCAAAATTTAACATATTATACAATTTTAAAAATGTGTTTAATTTGAATATACAGTTAGTTAGCCCATTGCTTTAAACATTCTAAATATCTTCGACTACGGTAATGGTCATAATTAAATTCTATTGTATCAAGTTCTATCCTATATAGATCGTGCCATTCGTCAATGGACAAATGACCAAATTTTGATAGCATTGTCATTAATTCTACCAGCCGTCGTATAGGATTCACTATAGAATCAAATCGATAATCAAACAACTTTGTGTAAGGTTTGAACCCGTAATATTTTTCTAAATTTCTATGCCAATTAACTTGTGCATTGGATACAAACAATCCCTTGTTGACAACACTGTATAAAAATTTTTCGCCATAAAATGGATAGTTACTGGTGCTGATTGCATCGCTTACAACATGTATAAAACTTTCATTTATTTTTGTTCCCAGTGCCCTGACGTTGTGCAAATGATCCAGTCTTTGATAATCAAAATTGTTTGTCTCTTGAAAAAAAGTTTCACTGTCGCTGGATATAAAAAACTTTCTATAAAACCGTTCGTGTTCGCCGCAAATGTCAACGATATGTCCGTCTAGTTCGTCCACAGTGAAAGTTAAATTTTTACTGACGTAGTCCCGATGATAATAATTGAATTTTTTAATTATTGCAACCAATAATCGACGCCCCACATGCGACGATTCGCCATTGAAGCTACACAAAAAATTTTTAAAAGCCAATTGGTCCGGGGTGACGTACTCTTGAAACGATTCAAAATATGCACATTTCACATGCTCGTCAAAACTGAATCGTAAATCCAAATTGGGATAAAGATTTTTTACACTATCATCAAATATGTATTCGGTATACACCGGAATTGGTTTATCCAATAGATGTTGACTCAATCTATCAAATAGTGGATTTCGATTGTCAAGAGTAAACTGCCCCAAATTGTCAAGGATGACAATCGGGGTAGATTTCACAGGGATACGAATTGAATCGTATCCGGCCGGTGTGACTATTGGCATTTTACGAAGTTGTTTTACGACTTCTAATCATTGCCAAAATGTCTTCGGCTTTTTGGCTACTAGGTTTAGCTTCTGTAGGTGTTACTACCGGAGCAGTTGCTACTGGTGCGTCATCTTCCTCGTCAGATTCGACTGCGGGTGCTACTACGCTAAGAGCTGGCTTGGCCTGTGCGACTGGTTTGGCTTCGGGTAATGCATCTGCATCTACACCGCTACCACCTTTAAAGCCACTTGGCTTGTAGTAGTTGGCCCAACGATCTGGATCGTAAGGTTGTCCATCTACACTTGCTTCAAACATTTCCTTGATCACTTTCAATTCAACGTCTGTTGGCTTCTTGGGTAAAAAGTCTTGTAAGTCATACAAACCAAACTTTTCAATCGCTTCAGCTTCATCAGCATTAAGAGCAGTTTCTTTACGTGCCCATGTTGATGTGTTGTAGTCTGCATAGCCACCCTTACTTGTCTTCTTGATGTTAAAGTCAAGTCCAGCACTATAGTCTGTGGGCAAGTTCTCCATGTCGGGATCCATCAGGGCGTTCTTGATCAAGTTAAAGATCTGTGGGCTGATGATAAATCTACGGATTGGATTTTCTGGAGTCTTGTCATCTCCAATTGGGTTTTCTCTTACAAAGCCTTGGAACAAGTAACTACGCTTCTTCCAATATTTACGTCCCATTTCTTCTAAATTGGGATCTTTAAACCAGGGACGTACTTCGGCCAAGATTGGACATGCCTCGCCCCACATTTCCATGCAAGGTACTTGTACATTAACCATTTTACTATCTGCTTGGCCTTTAATGCCAGCAAATGGTAAACGAATCATTGCACGTTCTACCCAAAAGAAGGAATTTTTTGTATTTGCGTCGGGGAGGAATCTTACGCGAGCCGTTGTGTTTTCTGGAATGTTCCAGTGTGCGTAAATGGCGTTGTCGCCTTGT